AGCTCTAAGGCCAAACGCTTATAACGTTCAGGCTCTGTTTCGCTCTTACCAGTTGAATGAAACCACTGTAGTTTAGTAGCCATCTGGTCAGCTATCTTAGTCAGCTCTGTCTTACTGAGCTTCTTAAGCTTCTTAGTTGTTAGCTCCATCGTATATCTTTCTTAGTTCACGATTGATAGACGCTATACACGGTGAGCAGTTGCTTACTTTACGCTTAGCATTGAATACTCTATTATATATATCTACCAGCATATTTTGCTCCTTAGTATTAACTGAGCTGCGGTTAACCGAATACCATTCCGTTAGATACTCATAATCCTCAGTACTAAGGTCGTTTAGCTTACGATTAGGAAACAATTTATTTAGCGTCTCCTTTCTAGCTGCGCACCCACAATCAGTGTCCAGAGCCTTAGCAACAGTGTCCACCACTGCTTTGATTCCAGTTGCTGTAGTGATTGATTCTACTATGTCTCCAGCTCCTTTATTAGCAGCCTCTCCTAGTATATCCAGAACCTCAGCTTTTTTAATCTTAAGCTTTTGAGCAATCTTACCAGCAGCAAGACCTTCATCGTTTAGTTGAAATATTCTTTCATTGATAGTTTCCATAATTATTAATTTTTAGAGTTATAAATAGCTGAAGCGTGAGCTGTCATTCCGTCAGTAGCTTGAGCTAAAATTGATATAGTTTCCATATTATTTAATTTGAACCTTGACCTCTGGACTTTGATTTGTATGCGTTTTGTCCTTTACTCGCATTTTTGGAGTGAACTCCCCTTCTTTTTCTTTTTACTGTTTTAATCTTTGCAGTACTTTGTTGCTGTCTAGCCATTGTGTGCTCCTTTTGAAAATTCTACATATTTATCATATAGCTTATCCGCTATAATTAACTTACTTTTTTTGATTGACAGGTATATAGTTTGAATACCTAAGCCACTCTCCTCAGCTAGAACCCTGAAGCTCTTGCGTGTTTTAAGATACTTCCTGAAAAGCTCGTAGTCGAACCAATGTATCTCATCCTTAAGAACCTCATACATCTCATCCTCTAGACCTTCTAGAACCGTCTCATTCATATCTCTGCCCTCATCAATTACCATATACTTCTCCTCCATATCGTACTGGTCACCTATATGTGTATAGCGACACTTCTTTACTTTTTTGAGGTCGTTAATGATTGTTGAACGTAACGCAAAGAACATATAGCCCTTGGAGGCCTTCTCTCCGTCGATTATCTTATCATAAAGGTCATCATAACCTAACAACTTAAGATAACTGTCTTGAACATAGTCCTCAGCGTAGTTAGCAACGTCAAAGTTGTTGCCAGCTATAGCCTTGGCTGTGTTTATAAACTCACTGTGATGAACTGCTAGCAGCTCTATTGCTTTATTTGTATTCATTATACCATTCTAAAGTTAATATTATAAAGCCTAAGCTCATTTGGTAGTGAGACGCCTTCATAAGCTCTCCAGTCTCTGCTTCTATATCATAAGAGCCATATACTGCTCCGAACATTAAGCCTTTTACGAAGCTCACTCTCGCTGTCACGTTTGGTTCTGCAAGCCATATATGAAGTGCCATAACAAACGCTGTTAAAATTGCTAAAATTACCATTCTAATTTCTCTGCTTTTATTTGTTTCTTTTGTATTACATCCTGTCCAGCTACTGTGAACTGACAATTCGCTGGCATCATTCTCATTGAGATAGGAGCGTCTTGGCTGGTCGGTCGACCGCCAGTCTCTGTCTCCTTTACTTTTACCACGTGAATATCAGAAAACATCCACCGCTCGCTGTGTTGGGTGTACCTGTGACACGAAATCACGTCATCAGCACGGTTTCCCCACTTACCCCCTCCTTCGACATCAGCCATACTACACGGCTGTGGGTGCCCTGCATACTCGTGGTCTGCTGGGTGTTTACGTCTTAAGGCTTCGGTAACAGCGTGACAGTTGAGCCACATTGAAACATTGTTTTCTTTGCAAAATAATCTAAACTCTGAAGCTATTTGGTAGTCGTATTCGTGACCGCCTACTGAGCGTAAAAGCTGAGGGTCTTTTGCAAGTGAGTTATATGGGTCTACAAGTATTCCGTCGTAGTTCCATTCATCTTTTATCACCTTAGCCTCTTGCATCAATACACGTGCTGTGTATATCTTATCAACTAAGATGATTTTAAAGTGGTCATTAATCCACTCTAGTTCTTTCTCAATAACTGCGTCAGGCAATTGCTGTACTGGTGTTGACGTTTTGAACTCTATAAGCTTTCGTGCTATGCTATAGTCAGTATTCTCTGAGCTAAAAATAAGCCATTTAAGGTTATGCTTAAGAGCGTATGCCATCATCAGGTACAATATAACTGTAGTCTTACCTACGTTAGCGTGACCTATACATATATTAAACCCACCCCTCTTGAACCTTAGCCACTCATCAACCTCAGGTAAGTCAAGACCTAAGCCTTGTTCTATACGGTCGTATTTTACGTCCATAATTTTTTCCTTTAAGTGATTGAGTGTTGCTAACATAGAAGGGTGTTTATTGGTTTATATATATGTATTAGAACTTAGGAGTTGATGAAGTCTCTGATGACTTTACTCATAGCCACTCCTTTACTTTTGGCTAGATTCTTAAGGGCTTCTAGCTCGTTAGAAGTCAATCTAATTTGTAGATTGATATTTCTGTCTTTTCCGTACTCTCTTTTTTGTGATTCTTGTGTATTCATATTATTTATATTGTTGCGTTATTACTTAGAAAGGTAGGTCAGGAGTTCCACGTCCAGCAGTTGACTGCTCAGAAGCTGTTACACCTTCCTCAACACGGTCAGCAGTTTTGACGTTACCGTCAGTCCATACTACTTTACCGTTACCAACGTAGACCTTAGCTTCTTTGGCTTCTCTCTGCTCTTTTGTCTGAGATAAAGATGCTGAAGCGTTTTGTCCATATTGGTTAGTATCATCATTGATACTGATTGTGATGTTAGCCCAACCTTTTTCGTTGAAAGTTAACTTCTCTTTGTTTAATCCTAAGGTTACTAATGTAGCCATAATTTATATATATTAAGGGTTTATAATTATACTAATTTTTCTGCTATTGCTTTTTTAACGTCAGCAGAAACGTTATACTTTGACTCTATTGCGGACATATCACCGCCGTCTTTGATGTACTGTACAGCCTTAGCAAAAGCATCAGTGTTGGCTCTTAAGTCAACTTTTGATGATTTACCGTGATTGTTAGTAGCATCAGCGTCAGCCGTGTCATCAATCAATAGAAGGTTGCCAAGTGCATACTTTTTACCGTAAGAGCTAGCTGAACCGTACTGTTGAGCACGAGCCATACCTTTCTGGTTAAAGTCTACACCTACTACAGCCGTAGCTGTTTTAGAGCTGCCATCCTCGTTGTCAAATATAGTAGCTTCTGATAGTAGAACTCCGTCAGCTAATAGTGATTCTCTTACTAGGAAGTGAACTCCAAATTTATTGTTGAGAGGTTTTAAAGCCTCTAAGATATCTTCAGCAGAACGGAACTTATAGCCACCAAACTTATTGGTTTTAGTCTTAGCTACTTTAAGTTCTACTTGGATTTGTGATAGTTTTTGTGAAATAGTCATTTCTAAGGGTTTTTAAATGTTGTGCAAATATACGTAATTTATTTGGAACTACCAAATTATTCACGATTAAATGTAGATAAATTTGAATAAACCTCAACAGCTTCTCTCATATACTCAAGGGTGTCTATCTGGTTCATAGTAGCATCTATCTGAGTCTGAATAATATCCTTAGATAGTTTGTAGTGACCCCTCTCAAGGTCTTGTTCTAGTGAGCGAAGGTCTCTATAGCGTCCTAATAATTGAGCTCCTATTTTGTCCTCAGCCCTTTCGTGTAGTTGTTTAACTGTCAATGTAGTCATTGTTGTAATTATTTGATGCAAACATACAACAAATAAAAATACTATGCAAATAAAAATACTAAAAAGATTGATTTTTTTTAAGCTCAGCAAGCTTCTCCTTATATATGTCTATAAGGTATTGTAAGTGAGTAGCGTCAAATTTAGCTACTTGATGTGATTTTTGTATAAGCTCATCAGCTCTATCTCCTAAGGCTTGACCGTATTCGTATTGTCTACCATTAAGGAATCTGTTACAATACCTGTGCTGAAAATGTACGTTATCCTCATCCCATCTAGTTGATAGGTGTCTACGTCCTACAAAGTGACCAGCATCACCTTCAGCGAATGGAGTCTCACGGCCACAGTCAATGCACTTACCGAAGCCAGTATGGTCATCCACATCCCTACGACGTATGTACTCACTGAATATCTTATCCAGTTTGTTCTTGAGTGTCGATAATTTAACTTTTCGTGCCATAAAAGAAAAAAGCCTGTCCACTAAAACCCCCTAATGTGAACAGGCATAAAAAAACGTTTGTTGAGGTCTTTATTTAAAAACAATATAAATAAGCGTTGTAACTTGCGTATGTCAAAAAAAAACACTAACTTTGCCAAATAACAAAAAACATAATACTTCTAGCTTACTACAGTAAAAGTATTGCTTAGTAAAAGTGTTTAATACAAAAGAAGTTAAGCTTAGTAAAAGTGATGTTTAGTAAAAGTGTAGTAAAAACCCGAGAAGTTTTCTACGTTACCCTGTCAGGCCTGAGCTATGTTTATTTGATATTCCGATACTTCTCGATACCACGTGAGCCAAAATAAGCTATATATATACCTAACAATAGAGATTTAAGAAGCTCTATCCATTCTGAAGGTACTTCTATTGATAGATTAAAGCTGTCTATATAGATAAGTATCACAGTTGCTATGGTAAGAAACACTAAACTTAATGGCCTAACATTTTTAGTAAGGAAGCTATCAGCATAATTGTCTGATTCCCAGCGTCTCGTGACTGACTGCATCTCCTCAATATCTAACTGCATAACCTTAAGAGCGTGCTCTCTCTCCTCGGCTGACATACTGTCATCCCCAGTAATAGTATCGATAGCTCCTTTGATATCTCCAGAAACTAAGTTACCAACAACCTCAAGGGCTTTACCTTTATTAAGTTTTCTTAAAAAGTCACCTACTCTAGTAGTGCCGTTTCTATCTTTGTAGTTATCCATAATATTATTTTCTATAATCCCAACGTGCCTTTGAACCTCTTATGTCGTAGTGCACAAATGTATCATACAACCCTAGTCCTCCGTCTTTCATCTTACCGTCTATTATTAAAGACTCTATAATTAAGTATAAGTCCTTAGTCTCTATATCTCTGACCTTTATGTCTGCAGCCCTACCCAAAACGTGTTGGCTGTTTTTAACACCTCCTATAGCCTTATTGTGAGCTGGAGACCTGTAAGCACTATTAATACGTATAGGCTCTCCTAAGAAGTCTCTAAGCACCTGTAGATTAGACGCTAGTTCCTTTATATTGGATAAGACATCATCAGGCATAGGATGTCCGTCTTTGCTCTTGAATTCCCTCTTAGTAAAGTTTTTACTTAATCTCATCCTTTTAGCCAATTTATGTAATAAGTAACCGCAGAACCTATAGCTGTAAATAAACCAGCTAACATAGCTATTGCTAACTTGTAGGCTCTTATAAAATTCCTTAGAGACACCAATCTGTTTTCTAGCTCATTAACCTTCTTAACTAAGCCTATCTT